GGGACGAGTCGTTCCAAGGATACTGGTGTGGCAACCGACCGATATGATCCGGCTTGTTCACCCTGCCTTTCTTCAGCTTGGCCCCATCCGTAGTCTCGGCTGAATCGCTGATTGACCGCGCGGATCCGTGGGGCGAGTGTACTTTCAGCCCACCCAAGGATATCCCCGAATCCGGCGTCAATGGCCCTCGATCGATAACTTTCACCGTTTGGGTTCTCCTTCCAGTCGTTGCTGACAATATTACCATCGGCAGCGAAGTGATGCAGTTCAGCTGTGCCATCGCCGAGCTTCTCGACCGCGTCACGAACCATGCCATGCAGCTCGACATTTTTCAGCTGCGAGAGGTTCGCCGGCTTGATGACCCGAAACCCAGTCGCCGTATGGATCGGTGCCAGCAGTGCCGATTCTTTGTACGATAGACCGGCGCGCTGGCCCATCTCCATCAGATCTTTGTAGAGCGATTGTGCCTCGCTGTGAGTGAGTCCGCGGCCGAGCTCGACGTGCATGCCGTTCGAGTCCCGCTTCGCGGCGCCCCAGAACGGCCGGTGCCACGCGACCGCGTCCTGCTTCAGCAGCGAGCCCATGATCGCGGAGTACACATCGGCGAGCGTACGCGTCTGATCGGACACCTTGTTCTTGGTGCCCATGCCCTTCGGTGGCGCCAACACTTCTGTTTGGCCGCCGTGACCGATGACGTCCGCCCACGCGGCCGGACCGTCGATCGCGCCGTGCTGCAAGAGACCGAGCTGCAGTGCGAGCAGATCGTTGCCACGCTCGTCGGTCAACGCCATCGAGGTGGCGAGCATATGCTCAGCCTTCTGATGCAGCGGTGCGCCGTGCGCGCCGGGCAGCTCGTCCGCATCGGTCGACGGGATTGCTTCCCACGAGACCTGTGCCATGTGGTCTTTTAGGTTGGCCGCGAAGTCACGGCTCGACTTCGAGGCTTCCTGCGCACCGGCCGCCATCGCGTGCTGGTACATCATCTCGTTGTACGCGACCCGATCATCGACGATGAACTTGCGCCCGCCGCCCCTGACGTCTTCGTAGTGGGCGATGTCTTCATCGAGCGCGGTCTGATGTACGACGTCCTGCACGACATCTTGCCGTGCCTTCATCGCGACCCAGATCGCGGCCTGCACCTGTTGCGGCTCCCAGCCGAGTTTGTCGGAGAGTCGCATCGTCAATTCATGGGCAAACTTATATTGCGCGCCACCGCTCGCGGTCTTGTCGTTGAAGTAGCCGAACGCGCGCAGCATCCAGACATCGATCGTGACACCCTGATCGTTTTTGATCTGCTCTTCGGTCATGCCGAACGTCGGATCGCGCAGCACCCGTCGCATCAGGTTGTTGTAGAAGTTCTGGACCTTCTCACCCGGCGGCAGCACGCCGCTGTTGAGCCACTCGCGCGCGGTGTCATCGCGCAGCCCGGTGCCGGCGTCGATCGGCTCACCGGCACGCCACTGGTTCCACGCCTTGAGCGCCATCGTGGTGTTGGCAGACACCGCAGTGCCGGGCGAATAGATCGCGAGCATCCCGGCCAGTTTGCTGGACATCTCGGGATCGCCGCCGGTGGCCTGCAGGATCGCGTCACCGCTGTTCTCGTACCAGTAGCGACCGTACTCGCCTTCTTTCGCGAGCTTCGTCAACCGATTCATCAAACCATCGAGCCGGGTCTCCCCCGCTGGCGCGCCGCGGTACTGTCCCTTCATCGGGCCGCTGCGGTACTTCATGAGATCACCAGCGCGCTCGCGGCGGCTCAGCCGGGTCTCACCGATATCTTCAGGGCGCACCCCTTGTTTTTTCAGTTGGGAGATCATGTCGGCGCGCTCGTCTTGGAGCAGCGACAGATGTTCGTCGATGGCCGCTTTGGCTGCTTCGGTAGCGGTCTTACCGTCCTTGATCAGCTCGTCTTGAATCTCGCGGATCGACTCAGCGTCGTCACCACTGAGCGCCTTGCCCGCTTTTTTAATGCAGGTAATCAGACTCATTCGAACCACTCCGGGGTCACGGTATCGAGGATAACGGCAAGAACGGCTTCATCTTCGGCCATAAGCTGACGACGAATCTCTGGTGGGTATGATCTATGCTTTTTGTGGTGACCGCCATGGTGACCGTGGTGACCATGGCTGCTGTCACCGCCACCGGGCGGCGGTTCCGCCACCGGCGAACCTTCCGGCGGGATCAGAACGAAGATGCGTGAATGCGTCAACTGGTCGTAGAGCACGCCGTCCAGTTGCTCCGACGCATACAGCCGCTGAATGAGGATGTTGTCGGGCGGCGGCGACGGTGGTGTCCATAGCAGCGCGCCTTGGTTCGCTCCTTGAACGACCGAATCGTATTGGGCCGGCCGGATGTCGTCTTGCGGCACCGTGGCAACACGTCGCACCGTGAGTTCGGCGATCCGTGCGTTGTCGGGCGGCGGCGGAATCGACACATGCGAGTCGTACTGCGCCGGTCGCGTGTCGATCTGCGGGACCGACGCCACGCGGACGATCTGAATGTTGATCGGCGGCGGGATGATTGGGAACACCGCACGCGCAAACATCTGACTGCTGTTGGTGTTCGGGTCGCTCTGCGGCGTCATCTGCACGCGCCGCTGCATCAACTCCCATTCGAATTCCGCCGTCAGGCCGACGATGAGCGAGTAGTTCGTCGTGTCGTAAAGCTGCTCCTGCTGCAGCGGGAAATTCGTCGTGATGACGTCAGGCTGTGGCTGTTGGAGGAACGACGGCGGCGGCTTGTGATAGATCCGCCCATAGCCGGGGTTCGACTTGATAACGAGTTCGTGCCCGCCGTATCGGTACTCCGCCTTACCGAACCAGTCAGAGAATGTGCCCGCCGCCGCCGATGCTGGCGGTGCGTGGTAGGTCGCTGAGTAGCTCGTGGTATCGAACGCCTGCGGTGGCGCGTTGACGCGTTCGATTTGCAGCGCCGCAGGCATCGCCGGCACGCCCGGCTGTTTGTGGTAGACCGCCGAATGGTCCGCAGTGTCGTACGCCTGCGGTGGCGCGTTGAGGCGCTGCGTGCTCTGTGCGAGCGATGGCGGCGCTGACGGCGCCGGTTGCTGCCGGAACACCACCGAGTGATCGGCAGTGTCGTAGTCCTGCGGCAAGCCGCGTACGGTGTTGACGACGATCGCGTCCGCCGGGCTGCCGGCAGGTTGCGGGAAGACCCCGCGCCAGATCGCCGACCGGTTGTCGGCGTTGCGCACGTGCAGCTCGTGCGTACCGAACTGCGTTTCCGCGCCGGCCGGCGTCGGTGGCGGCGTGATCAGGAACGCCGCACCTACGCGGATCGCACCATAGCCGGCGCGGTTGGGCGCTTCCTGCTCAAAGGCGGCGATTGCCTTGCGCGGCCGCGGCACATGCCCCGGCATGACCGTGTGCACGCTGCCATAGCCGGCGCGGTTGGGCGCCTCCTGTTCCTGTACCGCGATCGAGTGCCGCGGTGGTGCCGTCGCTACCGCAGCGAATAGCGCCGCGGTGGCGGCGAGGATGACGCCGTAGCCGGCGCGCTCACGCCAGCTGCTGATGTTCTGCTCGTCGGCCGCGACACGCCCGCCGCCGGGAAATGCCGCCGGTACATCAACAATCTGCAGATGCGAAAGGGCGGTGATATCACCGACGCCGAGTGCTGCCGGATCGCCGATGTCGATCTTGAATGTCGTCGTCGCGAACGTGTACGTCGCTTCGACGTTGTTGGTGACCCAGTCCGTTGGCGACGTGCGTTCGACGTCGGTCGCGTCGAACCAGTGCGAGCCGGCCGTTGCATCGAGGTAAGTGCCGGTGTGCAGCAACGTCGTGTTGTCGTAGATCCGATAACACTGGTTCAGCTTCGCGTAGTTGAAATCGCCGAGCGCGATGCGGATTTTGTAGGTGCCCGGCGCCGGCAGCTGCACGATGAACTGGTTGGTCGCGACGTTGTCTTGCATGAACGCAAAACCCGCCAACCGGACGTCGGAACCGTTGTTCCGATCGCGATAGTCCAGATCAGACGTGCGCGCCCAACCGTAGCTGTTACCGTCGACCGGATGTGTTTGCGGGTAGGCGCTCTTACCGCCCCATAGCGCGCCGGCCCCGTCGGTGACAAAGCCGACGGTGTCGCGAAAGTTGTATTTCTGGTTAAACGACACGTGCGGTCAACCGGAGTGCCGTGTCGGCCGCGTAGTAGGTGCGCAGTTCGGTGATACGGTACGTCGTGTCGACGACGAGCGGCCGTGACTGGTGAAAGTGATTGATGCCGGGGATCAGCGTCGGCAGCTGTTCGAACTGCCAGATTTCCGTTGGCTGCACCAACGCCTCGTCGATGATCGTCGCTTGCGGTAGCCAGTGTGGATCCACCGGCAGGAACGTCGGTTCACCGACGACACGCCCGCCAAGGCGCGTCTGGTTGTTGTAGTCGGAGCCCTTCGGCTGATCGAGGATGCGATCGATCCACGCTTCCCATGTGGGGGCGTAGCGTGAGTCGTTCGGGTATTTGTGAAAGAACTGGTACCCGCTCTGACAACGTGCCAGAGGGGTGCGGACGAACGCGACGACGCGCGGATAGTTCAGCGCGACGTCGCGCGGTGTTAGGTGAGTACCGCTGGCGATCGACTCGCTACCGCACCGAGGGATCGCGAGCACCGCGAAGTCTTGATGCCGGTAATAGAAATTGTACATTTCACGGCGTAACGGTCACGTGCAGACACGGATAGAACCGCACCCCGTCCGATGTCGTGTGGATCTGTTCGGGTGCGCGCCATTCGAGCTTCAGCTCACCGGCTTGATCCATCTCGATGAGGAGCGGCCCAGCCTTGCGCGCTTTAACGGTGATCGTTTTCACGCCGGGGTTGTCGGGTCTGGTGTAGTCCACTTCGTGTGGCTGCACACCGCCAGTTCCGTCATCCGGCAGTCGTTGCCAGAGTCCACCCGGGGCGGACTCGTAACAGTGAAAATAATACCCATGCGCGCCGTTGGGTTCGGTGTCGGGGAAGAACTTGAGCGTGTAGGTGGTGTTGACCCCAACCTGTATGGTGTCCGGCCCAACGAGCTCGAACTGGGGCGTGATCTTGCACACCTCGAACGATTGCATCGGGATCATTTGCAGGTTCATCAGGTCTGCGTTGTCGTAGCGGTCGTCGCTGATGCCGGTGAGGAACCCCATGCCACCGATGTCGTCGTTGATCAGGCCGTAGTTGCGCATGCAGTCGAGGAACACGCGAGCGTGGGTACCGACCGCGAACTGCGGGAGTGCCTTCAGTCGGTCGTACTCGGACAGTCTCAGCCGCAGCCGGGTACCGTATGCCAGCCCGTCGGTGCTGCTGCCGTCTGTCGTGCCGTGGCGGGCAGGGTAGACATAGCGATTCCGTTGGGCACCGACGTTGAGCGTAATGCAGAGCGGGTGGTGGATCGCGCCCGACATCACCTCGTCGTAGGTCGCCATCTGCGGTAGGCGCGGTACGCCACCAGCGGTCGACGACGTCCAGCCATCCCAGCGCGGCTTGCCGTTGATTGCGAGTTCGCGGGGGCCGCTGTTGCCACCGTTGGACTTGATGCCCCACCACGACAGTTGGGCGCATGACCACTTGCCGGCATTGAGCATGGGCGAGGCGATCTCGAACAGCTCATCGATCTCTCCGGTTGTCTCGTTGCGGACGTAGATCAAGCAGTGGTGGTCGTCGTGGTTGCCGTAGTCGGACGGCGGCTTGTCGCTCGGCCACCCCTCGATGGACGGGTTTGACGGCATCGGCACATTTACTGGGTCGGACTGGTCGGCGTACTGCGTCACCGTCATCGCCACACGAGGGGTATCTCCGCGCACGATGTTGTACGGGATGCCGAAGATCTTGCCACCCGTGTTCGAGGTGACGTTGCCGTTGTCGTCGCGGATGCGCCCGTCACCGTAGCCGGCACCGAAGAAGTCGATGTGGATGTTGGCACCCCCAACGAGTGACATCAGGTGCGCAGAGTTCGGGTCCACCTCGTCCTGCACGACGGGGCGCAGGACCTCCTGCCAGTAGGGGGTCGCCGCATCCGGTAGATGACCGTTGAGTGACGGTCCCTTACGCACGAGGCCGTTGGGTCCACCGATGGCCGAGCCTCCGATCTCCATGAATCCAGTCGGATCTGGCGGCGGATCCGGTGGGTCGACGGGGTCCGGCGGGTCAACCGGCGTGCCGGCCAGCGCGGCGACGTCGGTGCGCAACTTCTCCATCCTCATATCGTTCTGGTCGAGGATGTCGGCCTGCGCCTGTACGATCAGCGCGTCGACCGCTGCGGGGTCGATCCCGCCAGTAGTCGGCGGCACTGCTTCCAACCGCGCGATTTCGCTCACCGCTGCCTCCACGGCGGCACTGTTCGCCGCCGCCGCCTTCGTTGCGTCGTCAGATACACTCATAGGATCGCCCTCGTGAAGCGGTGTCGCGCTGCCAGAAACGCCGCTGCCGATCATTCTTCCCAAGTAACGCCGTAGCTCGACAGCGACGCTTCCGCACCGGCGATGTTGCCGCAAGCGATCTGGTTGTACGCGGTACCGAGCGCGCCGCCCGTCACCATCCACTCGCCGCCGATCGGCAACACGATCACGCCGCCGCCGCCGAGTGAGTTCCAGTCCTGCGCGTGCAGCGCCACCGGATCCGCCGCCAGCGTCGCCTGCGTCGCGTAGGTGTTGACCGTGGCAATCGCTGTCGTGCCGGGGTTGGTGGAACCTTGGGACAGCGCCGTCGGCGTTGCCGGCGTGTTGTTCACGCGGCCCCAACGGGTGCGATAACCGGTCGACGTGGTCGAACGTCCGCCCCACGTGATCATTTTGACTTTGCCGATCTGACCCGCGGTCAGAACTGTCAGCACCCAGTTGTCCGCCTGCGTCGCGTGCGCGACTGGTGTGAACGAACCCCGTTGAACCGAATACTGAGACATGCAAACGCTCCTGAAGGCCTAGTTAGATTCCCGCCACGCGCCGATACTGCGCGCGTCGCTCCGCTTTTTCTAGCTGTTGGTGCAGCCAGTCTTCAAAAGGCAGACACTCTGCCCCCTTGAAAATCTTCATCGCGCAACCGTCGCACAACGGTCGGTGACATCTGCCGCCACATATGGCGCCGTCCTTCGACCACTGCTGCATCATCAGCACTTTCTGGCAGTGGCTACACGTCTGCACGTCGGCCTGCAGCAGCTTGCCGCCGGACGCTTGATCGTCGTTGCGGTAGTAGCCGGCGCCTTTGGTGTATGGGGTGATGATCGCGACCATTGGTTTACCTCACGGAAGTATGTAGATCCGATTGCCTTGGTTGACCGCGGTGGATGCCTGCGCGGTTGAAAACTCGACAGTCACGCCGTTGCCGTTGGCAGTCGTGCTGTTGGTGTTGATCGTTTCCAGATTACCCGCGAGATTCACCCCGAACACAGTCGCGGCGGTTTTCAGCTGTGCCGCACAGACGATGTTACTGGCGCCCGTCGTCTTGACCGCGTTGCCCGCCGCCGTATAGCCGCCGCTAACGTCGTTAGAGGTGAACGTCCAGCCCGCGCCGGTCGTCGCCTTGGCACTGAACTGCATCGCGAAGCCGCCACCAACGACCGTCAACGCCGGGTAGTTCAGCTGCGTTGCACTTGAGATATTGTCTTCGCTCGATGACAGCACTCCGTCGCCATCGGCGGCGATCGTCGGGAAGATCCCGCCGGTGATGTCGAGCACGGTGATAAACGCGCCGCCTTGCGCGATCGAGGTATTGAAATTGACGGTGGGCGTGGGTTCCGCGGCTTCGCCGTTTTTGATCCAGACCGAACTGAGCCAACTGGTCGAATACTTCTTCGCGAGGAAGTACGTCGCGCCGGTGACGCTCGATATGGTCGGTGTCGCCGTCGACATGCCGACGAACATGACGACCAACTTGCCGAGGCAGTTCGAAATCGGCGGAACCGGCGTGAGCGACGTGACCGCGCCGCCGGTGACCCCGGTACCAATTGAATTGATCGTGACGGTAGCGAGTTCGATGCGCAGCCGGCGCGTTGGCCGGCAGTACGGACGGAACGGTTTGTGCCGCAGCCAGAACGGCGACTGCCAGCGCAGACTGGTGCGCTTGTCGAAGAAACTACCGGCCGGGCGGGCGATGTCAGCCATTCAGTTTGCGGTCACCGAATAATATGGGTACGGACCCCTCACACCATCCGTCGTCGTGTCGAGTGTCACTTCATCGGTCCACGCTAATTTTTGTTCACCCGCTTGGTCGACTTCGATCACGTACTGCCCCGGACTGGGCGCTACGAACGTGAAGTGGGGATCTTGATTTGATCCCACCCCCGGCGTGAGGGTGATGTAATCGAGTTCGTGCGGCAGCACGCCAGAACTTCCGTTGTCAGCGATGCGCGCCCAAGTGACGCCGTCAGGGTTTTTCTTGTACGCGTGCAGATAATACCCATGCGCGCCGTTTTGTTCCACGGCCGGGTTGTACACCATCGTGTAAGTGTTAGTCGCGCCGGCCGTCACTGTCGTCGGTCCGGTTACCCGGAACTGCGGCGTCATCGTCAGCACTTCGAACGCGGTGTTGGGTATGTTCTGTAACGACAGCAGGTTGGCGTGGTTGAAACGGTCGTCGCTGACGCCCATTAAAAAGAGGTTTCCGCCAATGTCAGTGTTCATCACACCATAATTTCTCATGGCTTCAACGATGATCCGCGCGCAGCCGGTGAAATCGTCTTTGTGCGCGTTGTAGTACGTCGAGGTCAGGCGCATCCGCGCACCGAACGGTAAGCCATCGCTGCCGCTCGCCGCGTGTCGCGCCGGCCATAGGTACCGCGACATCACGTTGCCTTCGCTGAACGTCATCGCGAGCGGGTGCCGCATGACGCCGGCGGCACATTCGTCATAGCGCGGAATCAACGGCAGCCGCGGCAAGCCGGCGGCGTCGGTCGACGTCCAACCTTCACGTCGCGGTACTCCATCCGGCGTGAACAGCGACACTTGTCGCGCGTGCCAAGTGGTGCCGTCCCAGTAGGGTTTCGAGAGTTCGTATAGATTGCCCGCGCCGCCCGTCGCTTCATTGCGTTGGACGATGAACATATGGTGGTCGGTGGATTCGCTGGCGGTGATGTCCGCCAGCGTGATGTTGGTGTTGTTCGGCGCGGCCCCGATCACGTTGCCCGCGGTGTAAATCCAGCCTTCAACCGCCGGCTTGTTCGGGATCGGAATTGCGAGCGGCGCGTCGGATTCGTTCGGGTAGCCATCGGGTACGTCGACCATATAGGTCGACGCGGTGCCGGGCACGGTGTTGATCGGCAGCCCCCAGTACGGCGCGTCATGGTCCGGTGTATCGCCCGCGAAGAAATCGGTGTGAACGCTAAGCCCGTTAAAGCGCGCGATCAGCGCCGCCGACTTCGGATCGACGGTGTCGGAAAGCACGGTGCGGCTCAACTCGGCCCACAGCGGTCCCTGACTATCGAACATGCCGTGGCTGTGAAAGTCCGGCGTGGTCTTATGCGGTGCTGTCGAACGGTATCCCGAGTCGCCAATCTCGATCGGCAGCGACGCCACATTGAGCGCGCCTAAGCTTGGCGTGACGACATCTCGCGTTACGCACACCGCGTCGATCGCCGAACCTTTCAGATCGAACGTCGCGCACGGATAAGTGATCCCGGTGTACTGCGGATAATCGGTGGTCGACAGCAGTGTCAGCGACAACGGTATGCCGCCGATCGCGCCGGGCGAACCGACTTGCAAGCCGAAATCTGCCGGTACGACGATCCGGTTCGTCGAATTCGGACTCGTCATCTTGGCGCCGGTGCCGACGGTCGTCGACGTCGCGATCGTGTCGTGCGTGCCTTTGCAATAACCGTACGGACTGTTGACCGTCGCGACGTTGAGGTTGGCGCCGACGTTGAGATTTTCACCCGCGGTGAGCACGCCCGACGCGCCGGTGAAGCTGAGTTTGCCCGACGCAGTGCCGGCGGCGAATGAGCCCCCGGTGACGGTGACCACCGACAACACGCCGGTTGCACCCGACGTCGCGCCGGTGATCGTATCGCCGACGAGCATGACGTAGGTGCCGCCCGAGGTGTACGAAACGGTGACCCGCGGTATGGCGTTCCACTGGTTGTAATCGAACGTCGGCGGCGTCAACTGGGGAGGTACGCAGGCATCCGGCCCCGGCGCCGGTGAGCCACCGGTACCACCGGCGAGCGTCAGATCAGTTTGAAAAATGTTGTCTTTGAACTCAAACGCGTTGGTGGTCGGCAGACTCGCCATGCTGATGACGGTACCGAACGCATTGAAACAGCTGTTGTTGTAGATCCGCCCGGATTGAATTTCCGCCGCGGAGCCAAAGCCACCGAATTCGAAGCACCCCATCGTGCCCGTCAGCATGTTGCCGCGGGCGATAAAGTCCGTTAGCGCGACCTTTTGCGCATTGGCGCCGGCGCCGAGGTTTTCGTATGTGAAGACGATGCCACGACTGCGATATACCTGCTGCCCTGCATCGGCGAAACCGCCGCCGTAACAGAGGTTATATTCGACCACGATGTCGTCGCCGTCGTCGCCGTAGATACACGGGCGGTTTGACTGAATATCGCCGATCCGGTTGCCGCGGATGATGATGCCCTTGGCACCGTAAAATGGTTGAATGCCGCCGCCATACGACTGCGCGAGGTCGTTGCCCTCGATCAGATATCCCATGAATTGCAGCGTATGGGCGTTGCTGAGGGTCACCGCTGCCGGGTTCGCCGCACTACAGCTGACGCCACAGTTGTCGGGGAAACCGATCGTCGCGATGTGGCGGAAGACCGAATCACGCAGCGTCATGTACTGCGTCAGGTAGAACCTGACCGCCGAGTTGAGGGTGCGGTCGGTGTACACCCGCTTGACCATGATGTCGTGATACAGCGGTACGTTGGTGTCGACCAGAATGCCGTAGCCGGCGGAACCGTAAATCTTGAGATCTTGAAACGTGATGAAGTTGGCATGCGCCTCCACCAAGCCGCGGTTCCACGTTTGCGGTACCTGTGATCCATCCGTCGCGTCACCCGGATAAATGCCACCGGGGTGCGTGGCGTCATTGGTGCGACGAATGCAGAGCGGATCGTCCCATGCGAGTGTTTCGCAAGTGCCGTCGATCTGCGGAATCGTCACGTTGTAGGTGTACGCGGTCGGCCATGCCGTGGGGTTGATCGGGGTGTTCTGATATGCCACGCCACCCGACACGTAGTAGCTGCCGACGACGACGGGATCGGCTGTGGTGCCGTTCCAATCGATGATCAGCTGCTGATTGGCGCACGCGGCGGTGCCGCCTTTGATCCAGACGTCGACACTGGTCAAGTTGACGGTTGAATTGACCTTCGCGAGCGTGCCCCACGGTGATAAGTACGACGTGCCGTTGTTGCTGTCATAGCCATGGGTCGGGTCGCTGATGCCGCCGTTGGTGCAGTCGACGTAGTAGCCGACCGCCGGCACCGGGCTGGGGCCGCCGCTACCGATCTGCCAGTTGAAGGTGACCGAATTGGAGCCTGAGGTATTGGTCGCGGCGCAGCTGGCGGTCAGGGTCGCGGTCTGTAGATTCGTGCACTGGTAAACGCCGGTCTTGACGTCCTGCAACGTGCACTGCGCTGGCATCACGCTCGCTGAATAGTTCGGGTTGCCGACGGCAGAACCCTGCGACGTGGTGGCAGGTAAATAATAGAAGCAGTTGAACGTGCGGTTGTCGCCTACGTTGTTGGTGAGCGCAGGCGGCGTACCGTGTGCCGGTGTAGGAGCGAATAGACCGGTATCACCGGTCACCGGCATCGCTTCGTCGGGAACCTCGACGACGGGCACCGGCAGTGTGAATGTTGGCTCGTCGGCGTGCCGGGGTAAGCCGGAACAGCCAGCGAGGAACGCAAGCAGCAGGACGGCGACGCGCTTCATAGCGTGATGCTCTTGGTGCCGCGCTCAACGACGCCGGTGTTCGAATGCAACAGATTCCACGTGATGGTGTAGCTGCCCGCCGGCCCTGACGGAATGAATCGACCGCCCGGGAACTCCGCGAGCGTCAGGCGACTGTAGGGATCGAACCACCACTTATCTGCAAACACGATGTCGGAGCGGCCCGCGAAGACGCCGTTAGGATCAGCCGCGGGGCCATAGCCGAGGTCTTCGTTAGCGGGCCCGAAGATCCGCACGAACGCATCCGTTCGTACGGGTTGCCGCTTGTTGATAATCCGGGTTTCGAAGAACGATCTCACTTTGCAGGCCCACTTACTCGGGTGGATACGACCTCTTTCAAGAGCCCATTCGGTGCGCGATCGGTGAAGTCGTGCACGATTCGGATGCCGTTAAAATTCGATACCACGCGCTCCAGCATCTTAGTTTCTGAATCACGCTCGATGGTGTGCACGACGCGCTTTGGATAAACGACCCCGGCTTTTTCCTGACCCACCGCTGCGAGCTGGGCGATGGTGCCGCGGTTTGCTCGCGAACGAATGGTCTCCAACGAGGCCGCGTACGCCGTGGTGCCCTCGTCAGCGGCTGGCTCTGGTGCCGGCGCTGCTTCTGCTACGGGCTCTGCTGCCGGTTCTGCCGTTGCCTCGACTACCGGCTCGGGCGGCGGCGGCGGCGGCGGCGGTGTCAGCTCGGGATCGGCCGACCCGGCGATCGAGCCGCCTTGCTTCTTAAGCTCAGCGAGTTGCGCCTTGGTCATCTTCTTCATAGGCACGCCTTCAGCTGACGAATTACGCTCATGCGTTTGTCGAGCTGCCGCAGCGCGATGTGCGCTGGCTCTTTGATGTTGACGATTTCACCGGTCTCAGCAACCTGCACTTCCGACTCGACGTGCAGCTTCTCGATCGGTTTGCCTTTCAGGGACCGCGCGGCTTCGCGCAGCAGCGCGCGGATGTCGCCGTCAGTCCACTCATGCACCACACCCATTTTGCGGAGCTGATTACGCACCCAAGAGTAGACCCTTTGCAAGACATTATCGGGGTCACCGCGCTCCGACAGGTGCGCCATGAACTCCTCGGTGGCTTCCCGGCGGCCGGCATCGGTCGTCATGTCGAGCTCGTACTTGTCACCGATGTCGTGGATCTGCGCTTTGTCGCCGCCTTCGTAGACGCGGTCCAACAGATTGTCTAAGACGCGTTCGTCGCCGCCGGTCAGCACCCGCAAACCGTGGTGCGTCACGCCCTCGTGCAGCACGGCCTGCATCACCTCTTTCGGCGTCGCGTGGTTATCCGCGAAGACGTGCACTTCACCGTTGTGATAGATGCCGTTGAGGTCTTCGTACTTCTTGCCGAGCCGGTCCAGCGCCGCCTGTAGCTTGGCCGGCACAGCGTCTTTACGGGTGACGCGCGCTCGCAGCGCCGGCATCGCTTTATTGGCGGCGCCGACGACCTCGTCCGCGCGGTTCTCTTCGCGGCGGCGGGCTTGGATCGCTTCCGGCGAGTCAACCCACTTCTGCGTCTTCTTGTCGAAGACCTTGCCCGGCACCTCGATCCAGCGTTGCCGCAGGGTGTCGAACATCTTGGTCGCGGTCGGGGTGTTCTCTTCACCCTTTGCGTACGAGTAGCGGGTCACCCCTTTGTCGCGTCGTGGGCGGCGCGTAGCGGCCCGCTCTTCGAGGTGGGCTGCCTCTGCCGGGCTGACGACGTGATGTGGCGCTGGTGTCTCGGGATGTAGCCCAACGTCCTTGTTACCCTTGGTCAGCGCCCACTCTTTGAACTCGGCCGCCGACATCTCGGTAACTTTGCCGACCGGATGCCCTTTCGGGTAATTCGCTTTGTACGCCCGGATCGCTTCCAGATTCGAATGGAAGCCGATCATCGCCTTGTGTTCGTCGAACGCACCGGTTGATGGATCCACCGCATCAACCACGAACACCCTATCGCTGGTCGGATCCGGGCCGAGGAAGGTGTCGAGCTTTTCCTTTGGCCCCTCAGCAGAGTCGGTCAGGCGAATGTAGCCGTAGTGGTTGCGCATCTTCTGCGACCACGCATTGCCGAGCTTATCGACCCCTTTACGAATCGAACCGGCCGCGTTTTCGATCGAGATACGAAGACCGTTCCACGTCGCGTGGCCTTTCTGGTAGTTGCCGGCTTCCGCCTGCGCGGGCGTCGCTTCGTGGCCCCCCGCTTGCTCGGCGGCCGTGTCGATCGCCGCGGTCTGCGCTTCCTTCTTCGCTGCAACTTCTTCAGCGGTCGGCAGCCGTTTCAGCTGGAAGCCCGGCGCACCGGGTTCTTCCTCTTCAGTGATTGCCGGCACTTCTTCCTTGCCGACGGGTGCAGCTTCAGGTGTCTCAGCTCGGTTGCCGCGCGCCGCGCGCTCGGCGCCGAAATACGGGGACCCGGGCTGCTCGCCGGGTTGTACCTGCACCGCTTTTGCTTCCGCGGCTTTCTGCTCAGCCGCGAGCTTCTCTTCGTGCGATCGCACCACCTCGGACGGTTTGTACCCGGCCGCGATCATCGCCCGCGCCATGGCCGGGTTGATCGGGCGCTCGCCTACGGCTTTAGCCGCGGCCTCCTGCGCGGCGGTCTCGGTTTCCGCAGCCGCGAGTCCGGGTGCTTCTTCGGCGTTGCGCTGCGCGACCGTGCGGGCGCCATACATCTGATCCGCTTCCGCGGTCGCGATGTCACCGGCAATTCGCTGGCGCGCCTCGTCTTCACGTTGCTGGTGCGCGAGGTCGACTTCACCTTGGAGTTTGCCGGGCTCGGTGCCGGTGCGCTCCATCTCAGATAACGTCTCGTTGGCAATCTGCTCGTCGAGCAGCGCCTGCTGATCAGCATCACTGGTGCGATCGAGAGAGGTGTTGAGTTTCGCGAACTCAAGCACGACACCTTGTGCCGCGTGCAGCTGATCGAGTGAGTCGCCGCCCGCCTCGGCCGCTTGTTTGCGGGCTGCCTCTTCCATCTCGGCAGCCATCTTCAACAGATCGGTCTGCTGACCTTGCTGGCGCTGGAACTCTTTCTTGCCGCGGTACGCGCCCGGGCCGCCGAGCAGCAGGCCAACACCGAAGTTGGTGAGCCCTTCTTTCCCGAGCTCCAGCAATCCTTCGGGGGTCGCCATTGCCGACATGGCGTCCTTAAACGAAGCGCCCGGCTTGAACAAACCGGCGTCGAGACCGGTTGCAAGGATGTGTGACGTAACACCCGCACCGGCCTGACTGAAGCCGGTCTTCATCAGGTTCTTGATGAACGATGGCCCGACAACCTCGCCGAGCAGACCGGGGATCGGCGCTGCATACGGTGCAGTGGTTGCGAGCGTCAATATCCCTGCACGATCGGCCGCGGTCTCTTCGTCGAGACCCATCTCGCGGCCGTCAGCGAGCATGTCGCCGTACTGCTGCCCTCCCAGCACACCCATCGTCAGCGCCGTACTGACGAGACCCGCGCCGCCCGGCACTTCGCTCACAACCGCACCGAGGCCGAGCGCGGGTGCGAGCGTCAGACCCATCTCGGTGATCTTGCCGAGCCAGTTCAGTGTCTGTTCGTTCTGCTGCGCGTAACGCCCAGCTTCCTTGCTCTTTTGCAACGCCGCCTGATAGTCCGGATCGCCGAGAATGTCGGCATCACGCCGCTGACGCTGATCAGGGCGCATCTCGGCGAGCCAGTCCCCGAGTGTGCTCGGCCGTGTTTTCGGCAACGGCTGCGGGCTAACGAGATCACTGAGGGAGGAGGGTTGCTCAGGAGCCTGCTGGTGCACCATCACCGGCACACGGCCGGGCAGCACCTCCATCGCATCCGGTCGCGACTTGATGTCGTCGATCTGACTCTGATCTAGGTACTTGTCGACCCCGAACTGGGTGCCGAGCCGCAGCTTGTTGCGGATCTCGTAATACGCTTGATCCCAGCGTGCGCCTGACGCATGGAACGCCGCACCCATCTGATCCAGCGGACCCATGTCGGTACGATCGGGCGCTTTGCTGGCGTCGAGGTAGTCGTCGATCTCGGGCGTGCGCCAGTAGCTCGGTGACTCCTGCGCCGGGGGTGGCGCTCTCCCCTCAGCGGGAATGTTGGTCAACGGCGGCGGCGTATCGACGGTCGACGCAGCAGCCGGCGCAGGCGTGACCTGTCCCTCATCGTCGGACGACGCCCCTAGGTAGGCTTCAACCTCGGGCGTACGCCAGTATGCTGAGCTGTTAGCCATCCGCCGCGTTCATGTCGTCAGCCAGAGTGCTGCTGTCATTTGGATCGGGCGTGTCGTCCTGCCGTGGCAGTTTCAGCGATGGATTCATGTTGCGGTGATGCGTCCACGGCAAAAAGCCATACGATTTATAGAAGTCTTCGACCCCTTGCTGGTACTCCTTCGGATCGGTTTTATGCGCCAATGACATCTCGTTAACTTCCATTTTCTGCATCAACGAGTTGACCGCAGCTTGGTACTTGACCAATCGATCCGGGTCTTGTGGCGGCGGTCCCAACAGGTGCGTCGGGGTGAATCCAAACGGCACCTTCTGATTGGTACCCGGCCATGCCTCCCAAGTGGTGCCGTCCGGTGCATTGATGACCGGTTTCTGCATCGGTACATACATGTTGTCCGGCGACGGTCCGCTGACCTTGCCGACACCGGGGGAGTCCCAAGTGATCGGCGGTTTGCCGTGGTACGTCGCACGAGATGCGGCCAGCGTCCCTGCGTTGGCTCTCGACGTCTTGCCGCGTTCACGTTCGACGTCGAGCGCACTCTTTGCCCGTGCGTCTTCGATGTCTCTCTGCCCTTGGATCGTATCTTTCGAGCGCCCCTCTTCACCGCGCTCACGCATCGCCGCCATGCCCTGCTCGGCATCGATCCGATACTGCTGCAGTCGTTGCTCGCGCTCGAAACGCACCGCGTCCTCGGAGTCCTTGGCTGTCTGGTTGGCGTTCGCCACGATGCCTTCGCCGAGACCGGCAATGGCGCCCCACTCGCCCATCTTACCCATGACCTACTCCCTACGCCGTTGGCGCGCCCCCGGGTTGTGCCGTTGGCGGTTGCTGAGCCGGGGCCGCTGGTTGCGCAGGCGGCTGTTGCTGCGCCTGATCCGGCGCTCCGCCGGCCGGTTGCTGCCCACCCTGTGGCAGTATTTCCTGCGACATCTGGTTAGCTTGTTGTACCTGCCCCGGCTGCATGCCCGCCGTGGCTTTCGTGTAATCGTCTTGGATCGAACCGTCACCGCCGAACATTTTCAGCGCGCCCTGCCACGCGGCAGCGAGAATATGTTGGGAGTCGTCATTGGTGAACGTCACCCGCAATGTCGCTTCGGCGATCTGCATGACCTCTTCACAGGTGTCCTGCACGATCTGAGCGATGACTTCCTCGTTCATGTTGATCTGCTGGTCGACCAGCTTCAGCACCAGCAACACGGCGGCGACCACCGAGCCGACCTTGTCCTGCGCAGTGAGGGCTCCCTTGATCGCATGCGCGCTCTTCTCGTTCTTGTACAGCACGGTTTCCATCGCGCCGGCAGCACGCTCGTACTCCGCCTGCAGTTGCGGCGTCACGTTGGGCGCTGCGCCATCACCCGGATCCTTACCCGACAGCGCCCGCATCTTCGGCCGTGCTGCCGCACCCGGACTCGCAGACGCCGGGATGGCAGCCGGAGCTCCCGCGGCCGGGGCGGCAGCCGGATCTGGTGGCGCAGCAGCGGCCGCCGGGTCTGCGTCAGCAGCGGCAGCCTGTTTCAACATGGCCATGGCTTACTCCTCCCTCATGCGGGCGGCGAGGCGTACCGACTGCCGCCGCTGTAATTGGTGGTCTGTGGCGTATTGACGACATTCGCGCCATAACGATTCAGTTGGTCCGCTCGTTGCCCGAAGCCGGCCGGCACCGTTGCAGCACCAAAACCGGGTTGATTGTAGATCTGTGTGTTCGCCCACAGATCTTCGAACCGTTTGGCTTGTCGCTGCTGCTGATTGATCTTTTCACTCTCCATCTGGCCCGTGCCGTACCCTTTCAGCACGTTACCGACGATCTGACCGCCGCCGGCCGTGCTGGCGTAATTCGCGACACCACGCGCCGCACGACCGAGCAACCCGCCCGCTGCTTCGCCGATGTTGCTGCCCTCTGCGCCTACAATCGGCGCCCGCACGCCCGCACCCGAGCCGACACCCCGGAGAAAACCTTGCGCTTGCGACAACACACCGACGCCGGAAGTGGCTGCGTGCGCAGCGGCGGGCGTGGCTGCTGACAAATCCATAGTGCCGGCGCCGACCGGCCCGGCCGCACTTTCGAGACCACCCACTACACCCGGGGTACCGGGCGCGAGGCCCGTCATCCCTTGCGCAATATCGGAAACGCCACCGCCAGCATTGGCCATGTTCAACACATCGGCCGGATCGGCAGCGGCAGTGGCAGTGGCAGCCGTGGCGTTGGCAGTAGGTGCTGCGGTGCCGAGCGCGCCGCCCGTGAGCGAGTTGACCATCGCGCTCGCACCCTGACCGAGGGCACCAATAAAATCGCCAGCCGGTGCTGCCGCCCATGCGGTGTATCCCGCGGCGAGCGCAGTGCCCATCGTGAAAATCCCCACGGCGAGCATCAGACCTTTGCCCCACGCAGAGTTCATGAACTTGCCGACCATGCCCATCACTTTCTCGAACACGTGATGCACACCGTGGATGATCGACTTACCAAACTTTTTGACGCTGCTGAGCAGGCCCATATGACACCTCAGTTGAACAACAGGTACGACCCACCGCGCCGGTTGAACCCGAGCAGCTCCATCAGCTGCAAGGTCCGCTCGCCTAGATCCTCATCCGGCGAGAAGCCCGCCACGCGGATACCGCGGCGGTCCTTCAACCAACGCTTGAACGTGCGAACCAACGACACCCCTTTACCCGCTCGTTCACTCCACCACAGCAGGATATTCGCATGCCGGCGCTGTGCCCAGAGATTGTCGGAGACCATTGCCAGCAGTACCCCTCGAACGACGTCATGCTCGGTGCAGATCCAAGCGAAGTGCGACGGCGCGCTGATCAGCTCGATGAGCACCACACGCATGCGATCCCGATCCGGCCGCAACGGGTACCCCGCAGCGAGATGCAGTGCGATCTGCATCAGTTGCTCGATGTCATCCAGTTTTGCTGGGCGCAAGATCACGGCGGGCCAGCCGGGAAACTGGTCGGGATGTTAGGCAACGTCGTTGGCGTCGGCGGCGTCGAATTTTTCCCTGCCTTGGTGTTTGCTATGTCATCGACGATGGTGCCCGGCTGATTCGGCATGGTTGGTGTCGTCGTCGGTGTCGTCGTCGGTGTCGGCGGTGTCGCTGGATTGGATCCGCCGGTGGTCGGTGGTGCCACTGTCGGAGGGCTGTTTTGGAAGTCCTTGAGATCGACACCCGAAATCGCATCAAGCGTCGCGAGCCCGCCACTCAGCATCGTCTGCAACACCCCGACATATGAAGCGATGGTGCTCGGCGTCATGCCCGGCACATTCATCGCCTGCCCGATCGCCTGCACCATGTTGTTGTACAGCGTTGACGCCTCAGCACTGTTCTGAATCAGCAGATCGTACTTTTTGCCGATCTGCTGCAGATCAAGTGCTTGGGTGCCCACCAAGAACTGCTTATTCAGGTCGGTGTTCATCGACAGGATGTTCGCCACCATGGTGTTCGCGGCGGCAGCGTTGGTCTTCGACGCATCGTAAGCCCGATCGGCGTTATCCTCGTTGACCTTGGTGGTCATCGCCGCATTGGCTTTGCTGACGTCAGTCGCGCCCTCCGCGTTGGTTTTGCTGACATCAGTGCCCAGCGCCGCATTGGTTTTGCTGACGTCGGTCGTCAACGTCGCATTGGTCTTGTTGACGTCAGTACCCAGCGTGGCGTTGGTGATGTCTGCTGTGTTCTTTGCACCCGTACTGAACTCGGCCGCTTTATTGATCGCCGCTTGGTTGTTGGTTTGCGCGGTGGCGTACGTCTGGGCGTCCTGCAGCGCCAGCGGCACAGCTGCTTTGGCCATCTCGGCTTCTGACGCACCGGCAGAGATACTGGAGTTCATCAAACCCCTCGACGCAGCCGTCAGCATGCCGCTGTTCTTTGCCTGCTGCATCAGCGGGCTATCCGTACTCATGATCTTCTGCGCCTGCCCGGCCGAGGTCGCATCATTCGACACGTCGACTAGATTGGCGTCATAACCAGCCGCGCCCGCCTTTTCTGTACTCGCATCTCTGCTTGTGGCTCCAGCAGCCGTTGCGTTGGTGCTCGTAGCGTGCGCCGCTGCAGCGTTCTGTGCGGTCGCGTCCGTGGTGCCCGGGTTCTGGTCGTACAGAGAGTTCATATCGACTGACATCACCGTGCTCCTTACGAGATACCAATACCGGAGATATACCAGTTGTTGACGTCGATCATGACCAGCGTCACGTCGCCCCCCACCGCGATTGTTCGGGTGCCGGTGGTGACCGCCGCACCGGTGAACCACGACAGCGTTACGCCCGCGCCCGGGGCTACACTCAACGTGCCGCCGGCATTACGGATGTTGATCCAGTATCCGGTCGGCACTTGGTTGGCTGCGTTGCTCGGGGTCGTGTAGGTGTGCAGACCACCAGCGGTGTGCAGCAATATCGATCCCATGATCAAAAGCGGAATGGTGTAGTTGGCGTTCTGCACCAACGACGGGCGAACACCAAGGCCCGCTGGCCGCAGTTGTCCTGCACCGTCGCTTATCTGCGCACCCGCGCCGCCGGTGAATGCAGAACTGATCGTGGCCGGGTCTACGGTTTTTAGCCTGATGATGCTGTTCTGGGAGATCTCGGCGGAATTTCCGTTAATGTTGTAGCAGACCGCCAGAAGATCGAAGCCAGACCCCAGTGAGCCGAACTGACTGTTGACATCACCGGATTTCGCCAGCGTGCCCGGCGCCAACGGCACCGTGAAATTGTAGTAAGGGTTGCTCATCGTTGCAGCCTGCGCATGTCGTAGTGCAACGTGATGCCCTGCAGCACAAAAGGCAGCACAGTCGCGGAGTGGTGGTAGATCAGGAAACCGATGTTGGTGCCGGTGCCGCCGAGCTCCGCACGCGCGGTTGAGATCGGCTGGCCGTCCCAAACGAACGAATCCCAGTTCGACACGTCCCAGTACCCGCCCCCTCCAAAAACTGTTGTAGTGGCGAGGGTGGTCGGTGTCTCGGGCGATCCGTAGCTCAGGTCAGCATAGAACTGAAGCGATAAGGCCTGCTGGGCCTGAAGCTCCACATCGGCGCGGCGGAACTTTTTCCGGTATGCGGGGGAGCCCACATGGTTGTACGCGGTGCGTAAGTACGCAACGATCTCGTTGCCGTTGAAGTTCTTGCTGCCCTGATCCTCGTAGACGTAACCGTCATCGGATGTGAAATAGATTCGTTCGACGCCATTTTCATCCTCCGTGTTGTACACCTTACGCACCACGCGATCGTAGAGCAGGTAACCAAACTCAATTACGCGCGCCTGCCCGGAGCCGCCGCGCGACGCTTCGACCGATCCGACCGGCACATACATGACCAGTACGCTGCCGTCGTCGAAATACAGTCGGTATTGATTCGACTTGCGGACAACCGTTGACGCGGTGACGTGCTGCCGTAGCGCATCAACGATCGGCTGCACCAGCTGCGACACTGTTGCGTTAGCGAAATCCCCGAACGCATCAGTGCGGTTGATCGACGTAATGCCGAGCGGTCCCAGCCCGTACACCGTGTCGAGCTTCTGGGTCGAATAGAGTTTGCCACCGGTGCGTTCGGAGATCGGCTTCATCTCCCAATCGGCCACCGTCTTGCCGTATAACCCGTTGGCCTTGTTCGCGGTCGTGATGATGAGCACACCACCAACAACCGAGTTAAGGCCCGTCATCTCATCGCCCATGCCGAACGCACCGGCGGACAGGAAGCCGTTGAACTGCAATGGCACACCGGGCGATGAGTGCTGCACCAGCCCGCCGGGGTATGCGAGGAATAGATGCTCTCGATGTTCCGCGATCAGAAATGGCGTGTTGTTGACCGGCTGATTGCCAAGCGGTGTGACCGGAAGCAGGATCGGCGACACCACATTGCCTTCGCTGATCTCGAACGCCGGCCCGACACCGTTGCAGCCGTAGGTGCGCAGGTTCCCTGCGCCACCGTAAAAGTTGTGGTTGATAAACTGATAGGTGCCGCCAACCGGGAACGCGAACGTCGTCTGCGCACCGCTGCAAACCGCGATCACGGTGACGCCACGACGCAGGTTTTCCGCGGCTTGGAAGGTGCCGGTCGTGGCCGAGAACACCACATAGCCAACGGCAGTACCAGCCCATCCGCCCGAGTGCAGGATGACACGATGTACCACACCGGTTGCACCGGAGGTCTGACCGTTGATCGTTTCGCCTTCGAGGAATGGACCCGTAGCGGCACCGGCCGTGAAGAAGACGTACTTGCCCATGACGTGAAGGCCCGTCGTCCAGCCGGCTGAATCGCCCACATACATCTGGCCGACACCGCCGTTATCGCGGAAAGCGTAGGGGTACTGATTACGACGCCATGCGCCGCGCACGGTACCAGTGCCGGGTACGGTCGTGATGTCGTTGCGGTAGATGGTCTCGGCAGTTAGCAGCCATGCCTCTTTGAAAGCGACCGTCGGCGCGTCAAGCAGGATCGGTGCAGCGACGATGGTGCGGCTGCCGCCACCGTTCAGGGTTTCCCCGTTGAGAAATGTGCCAACGACTTTCGTGACCCCGATGTAGTTGCCCGCGCCGCCCCCGGCGCCGCATATGACGCCGGTTGCACCCGAGGTGGCGCCGGTAACAGCTGTGAACACGGCAGGAGGGCCACTGGATAACAACAGGCCAACAAACGACGCATCTGAGGGGCGCGGGCGGCCATCAAAGACTTCGAAGCCCGCGATGCGCCGATACCCGCCGCCCATATACGGCTCAAAGTTGACCATCGTCAACGCTTTTCCGGGGGCTACGTCGAGCGGCGGTGTGACGGCGTCAATGCCGCCCTCCAACGGGTAATACAGGGTGCGGGTCTGTTGTGCCGCGGGGGCCACGGTTAGTCCTCCGTGGTCACTTCGAAGAACCCACCGGATCCTTTGAACCGGGCGTTCTGTTCTGTCGGCAGCTGATCGTTTTCGAGCCGCTCAAGGAACTCGGAATAGATCTCCGCGCCATCGGTCTTGATCTCTTGCGCAGCTTCAAAGTTGCCGTACATCATCATCGCGCGGCCGATGACCACGTTGTGGAACTGCACGGGGATCAACGACACATCATTGGCGGCAACCAACACGACCGGGACCTTGTAGAAGTCCGCTTGAAATGGATACGCCCCATTCGGGATCGGCTCGAACATCAGCGATTTGTCAGGCATCACGATCACGCGCGAGGGCTGCGCGCGAGATGTCGTATCAAGGATCTCACTGCGGATCTTCTGGTACTCGACGACGTCGTCGATCGACTCGCCGTTGATGCGAAAGGTGTCGAAGTCCCAGTACGCGAGTGTCGCTGGCTTCGCCAGCGTCGCGACGTTGTTCGTGGTGTTGCGGCCGGTGTCCTGCGCCCACAGGAACTTCCACGTCACCCACAGCAGCTGGATTTCCTGATCGGCGTCGATGATCCAGTTGACGAGCCGACGCGCCTCACCGGTCTGGTTGGTAACCGAGCTCGGCTGAGATCCCGCGCAACCACATTTGGCGTGGAGCTTCTGAACCATCTCAAGGAATGTCATCGGCGAGCCTCTCCGCGGCTAGGGCGCGTGCGTTTTCTTTGCGGGCTTGTACCGTTTCTCGCGGCATCGTCGCGGGACCCAAATTGCCCAGTACACCTTCAGCACGCTGAGCGCGCTCCGTAAGCCGTGCAATTTGATTGCGATGTCGAGCCGCGCTCGCCAAAGCAATAGACTCTTGCGGGGTGCGCTTGAGCTTGCCTCCGCAGGGCTTGAAGAGATGGTCAAAGAGCACCCCGTTCTGGTGGTAGCGCGCGACCGGATCGCCGTGCACCGTGTCGTACGGCTCGGACGATTTGAACGTGACCAGCAGCCACGGTTTACTGTTCGGAACCCTCGGTGGTTTCGGCGGTGCTGGCGTCGGATCCAGATTCTCCGGTTCCGGTGTCACCGGACTCTCCACCAGAATCGGCTCCATCAACAGGTCCGGGCGCATCTTCAGCCGCGACCGCTGCAGGGCTTTGCCCGCTCTTCGGGATTTCCCAGTTGGTTGACTCATCCACCGTCACCTTCACCGTCCGGCCTTCTTCGAGATAGAACACTTCGTACGGCTCGCGCGGTTTCACGGGCGCCGACGGCGCTGGCTGACCGGCGTCGATCGCCGCGACCTCAGCTTGCTGTTGCTCCTTCATGGCAGCCATCGACTCTTTGCTGCCGTCCATGCTGATGCCTGTTTTCTTCTTCATGCGAGCCACCGATGCGGAAACTTCCCGTTGTTGTTGAGTGTGGGCGCTGGCCCACCGTCATACGTCGTACGGTCGCTGCGCGGGTGGTCGATCATGTCTTCTGCGTAGGTTTCGAACTCGGTATCGATCGCCTTGCGGCCGTTGATACCTTCGCTCGGATCCGCGCCGGCCTTGAACTCCATCACGACAGCGGAGTCCAGAGAATCCTGATCTCCCTCGGTGGGGAGCAACATCGGGTCGGTCCATACTCCGTTGTTGGAGCCGGACACACTGACTGATTTGCCGTCCATCACAAACCTCCTAGACGAGAAAACGCGGGGCCGAAACCCCGCGCGTCTTAACCGCCTCGTCAAGCCCCGAATCAGCGGATCGTGAACGAACCGAAACCCGGATGCTTCGAGTCTGTCACACCGTTTTCGACCTGCGGATTCTCGACTTCGCGCTGCGCGGCATTCCCGTTGACCGGGTTGACCGTGTAGTTGATGACGGGACCTACGTCGAACTCGCTGTCGAATTTCGAAATGTCGGCACAACCGGACGCGTACCCCGAGGTATCGCCGTCGTCCATGTTGACGCCTTGCTTCGTGTTCGACGTGTGTTCCGGGGCTTTCCAGTTGCCCGGCTGCCCTGCAATTGACTTATCCATGCTGCTTCTTCCTCCTGCGAGTGTTGGCATGTTGGCTTTTAGTACCAGCCGATGACCGCGACGAGATCGCCCGCGCCGGCGGTTGCACCACCGCCCGAGCCGATTTCATACATGGTGTCAGCCGTGATGATCGCGCCGGCCTTGAGCTGAGCTGCGGTGGCCGCCAGCCCCGTGTTCACGACCAGCGAGATCGCGACCGGCATCGTCAGGTTCGCCGTCAGCGTACCGCCGGTGCCCACCCGCATCGAGCTGGCGGCGACGGTGCACTGCGTGGTGATCATCACCAACGCATGCAACAGGCGACCTTGCTTGCCGGGCGGACCTTGGAACCGCATCGAGGTCGCCGCCGCGATCAGCGAGAACGCCGCCGCTCGGTACGTCACCTGAATCGGGTTGTCATAGAACTGAGTCATCGAAGTTCCTCCTTGGGTGACGTCAGATTAAGCGACCGAATCCCACTTGATGATGCGGGTCTGAGCGGCAACCGTGTGCACGATGCCATAGCCGAGCTCCGCAAACCAAGCGATACCGCGTGACCGACCGAAGTCCGTCGGAATCTTGCCGCGGATTTCTTCCGGGATCGCGATAGCCTCGACCACGGTGTCAGCTCCGAAGAAGAAGATCTCGTCAGAGAAACCCCAGCCCTTCGACGGGAGGTTCGTCTGCTCGATGTAGCGCACGCCTTCGAAACGGCCCTTCTCGCCGTTCATGATGACGTTCCAGCCTTCCGCGACGTACTGGTTGATGGCCTCCAGTTCCGTCTTGAACGGCCGCAGGCACGTCGGTCGCGCGATGGCCATGTAGTTGACACCGTCGAAGGTCGGAATATCACGTTCCGCCATCGTGTCGACCATGGTCCGTGCGTGCGCCTTCGTGTACACCCCGGTGTGGTTACCGGACGGCGTGCCGTTGGTCGTCAGCGTGAACGCCGTCGCTGAGGTTGCGGTGGCGCGCAGCAGGGTCGCGTTGAACTGGTTGTACGCTGCCGTGTCGAGCGCCTTGCGCGCGTCGTTCTTCAGCACCTTGTGAATCACTTCCGTGACCGGGTGCTCCGACAGATCGTCCAACTTCTTCGTGAAGGGGACGCTGTTGCCGTACTCCGTGATCGTCAGGGCGGCCTGCGTGATCGTGAAGTTGGTTTCCGGCATCGATTGCGTTTCCAGCAGCGTGCCGCCGGCCTGCGCAACGTCCGAGTACACGTTCCAGTTGAAGGTGTCACCCTTGCCCAGCCCGAACGCTTCGCGGGCGTCGCAGAACTGGCGGTAACGGGTCATCGGCTGCAGCGCGGTGCGCAGCTTCCGGCTGAGGTTGGGCGCCCACATGTAACCGCCCAGAGTGTTGGTCGTCCACACTTGTCCCGACATCGAATCTTCTCCTACGTCATGTCGGCTGACCTCGTGCTCGGCGCATTTCTGCTAGCGTATCCTGCGGCGATTGAGCCTCTTCGATGGGCTCCGCTTCGCGGGTCGCGGTCCGAGCAGTCGGCATCTGCCGAAGCTCTTGTTTACGTGACGATCGTTCGTTCTCTGAGGCGTTGTCCTTCAGCGGGAGTTTCGGCTTGTTGGGCTTCGCATTGCCCTTCGCCCACTCCAGCGTCTGCTTGCCCGCCTCGTGCATGACCTGACTGGGGGTCCAGTCCGGATGCGCTTTTTCCACATCCTCGGTCAGGCTGTCCGTGACCGCATAGAGACGCTTGTCCGCCATGATCTCGGGGTAGTCAGTTTTGAACTGTGCGAACCCCGTCTGAATATCTTCGTTGTAGCGGGCAACACGCTCCTGCTCGGTCTCGGCTCTCAACTGCTGCCGCACTGCTGTGGTCACTTGATTCAGGTCGACCGTTGGTGCCGTTGGAACGGTACCGCGCGTCTTGCGAATCAGCGCAACCAAACCCAGTGCTGCGTCATCCTCCTCGCCTTTGTACAGGCTTGAAGTGATGGCTCTGGCATCCACCAGAAGGTCTCGATCGTCCACGTCCGGCGTAGGTGCGGATGGTGAACCTTGACGCTCTGCGCCCGGAGAGTTGATGCGGCCGGGTTGACCGGTTGGCTGGTTCAGGGCAGCTTCACGTTGCTGTACCTGAGCCTCGCGCTTGCCCAACTCCTCGTTCCAGAGAGCGGCGTCCTGCAATCGCTTGTCGGCCGCCTCATTCTTTTGTATCACAGCTTTTACCCTGTCGAAAGGGATCAATTTCTCGACCCCGTCGACTTTGGCTTTCATCATGACGCCCTTATCGGTCACGACGAAGTGTTCAGCTAACGGATCCGCAGTGTCGGCTTTCGCGGCTGGATCAATCGTTTCACGGCTACCCGCTCCGTCCAGATCTTGCGCTTCGGCGTCCCCTTCTTTGCCGTCAAGGGACGGCAGCGGATCGCCGTTGCGCGCGGCATCAGCGCGGGCGGCAATCCGCTCGACCATCGATTCGCGGTCGGGGTTGCCGTACTGCACCCGCGCGTCCGGATTGTTTTCTTGAAACGGTTTGCCATCCTGCAGACCGTCCTCTTGGATGGGCCTGTCGACTACTTCACTCATGATCTGTAACTCTCCAGCTGTTGGTAAGCGGCTTCTCCGTTGGCGATCGCGTCTGCACACCATCGCATAAACGTTCGGGCGGTCAGCGAGCGCAAATGAATCTGCAGCGCCCGTTGCCGGTAATCGGGCGCGTCGAGTTCGAGCGCCATCAATTCGTCTTTCGCGTCCTCGTGTTCCTGCTTCGCACGACCGTGCAGCAGGCGGCCGACGTTACTCAGCAAAAACGTTCGCATCTCCTCGCCGAGGTGAGCTTCGGCAAAGTACAGGCGCTCCTGCGAATCAACGAACTGCAGTTCTTCTGCTTCGGCCATGCATTAGCTCGCTGAACGGATCGGTGAAGGGGCGCTGGGTTTGCCGGGCTGCTGCGGTTTCGGCTCCGCGCCCTTACCGTGCTTGAGCGTGATATCCAGCATGCGGTTGTTCTCGGCCGCGGCGGCGACGTCGCGCGTGGTCTTCGACTGCACACCGGAGGAGTCGGTCTTCTGCCGCGCGTTGATCTCGGCGACCTTGATCTGCGTGTCGAGATTGCCTTGGCCGAGATCGTGTTCGTTCTGGATCTTGGTCGTCTCGCGCTGGTGCCGCTGATCGGCTTCGTCTTTCTTGTCCTTCAGCTCCTGCTGCTTCAGCGCGATCTCCGGCGCCGGCTGCGGCGGGTTCTTCTTCTCGTACTCGGCCTGCTCCTGATCGTCGCGGAAAAACCGGCTGGAAGCCTTGTAGCCGAGCGAGGCGAAGATCTCGTCCGCGATGTCGGTCGACTTGATGCGTTTGGCCATATCCGGCAGCCCGACGACATTGGAGACGCCGAACACCAGCCGCTCGACGCGACGCACGGGATCCGTGTTGCCCATGCCGATGTCGACGTTGAGCGTCAGCTCCTGCCGCAGCAGTTCGTCGGTTGCTTGATCGATGCCGTACTTCTGCCACGCATCCGACTGCTTGGTCGCAATGCCGAGCAGCACCTGATCGGTTTCGTAGTACTGCTCCAGCAACATCAGCTGCCGCAACGTCGGCTCCATCCAAGTCAGCGTGAACACCCGAATCGAGTAGTCGTTCACACCGTTGGCGTTCTGCGACAGCATGCTCATGCCGCCAACAGTATCGTTGAGGGACTTGTTCGACTGCACGGACCCTTGCGAAAACGAACCGACCAGTTCGTCCATCTCGACCGCGAGCCGGTCCTGTTCCTGATAGCTCGACGCCGTGACATCCGGCGTGTCGATGACCTTCGCGTCCTTGTCCGGGTCATTCATCATGACGCCGCCGCCGGGCGTGTTGCGGATCAGAGCTTCCAGATCCACCTGTGCGCCGCGGCGTACGAAGTAGCGTTTGTTCAGCACCAGCCGCACGTTGTCGAGCCGCTGGTTGGCGATCTTGTTGATCTCCTCCTGCAGCCCGGCCGCCTGCGCAACATCACCGTCGGGGTAGTTGCGGTGCGCCTCGACGATCGCAACACCCATCGTGAACGGCCGGGTGCCCCGCGGCAGATGCGGATACAGTTTCGTCAGTGGCTCGGGGTCGGTCAGCACCAGCTCGGTGCCGAGCGTCCAGTACACGATATCGACGCCATCTTCGCGGACGACGTTCATGTGCGCCCACACGGTCATGAAATCGTCGAACGGCTGGTTGTCGGTCGGATCGACCCGCTCGTTGCCTTCGCGCGCCTGCCGGGTACGGTCGTAGGTTTTGCGACGGGTCGACAGAATCTCGGCTTTCGAATACTTCTTCCAGACCGGCTGGCCGGTCTTATCGTCGACCCGTTCCATCCGCTCCAGCACTTCACCGACATACATCGGCATCTCGTAGATCAGATACGGCGACGTGTTGATTGGATCGCGCCAGTCAGCCATCGCGTCAAAGCGAAAGTTCTCTGGCGCGATCAGATCGACGCACGGCTTGTCGACCAGCACGGTGACTTTCTCGCGCCCCATTGCATTGCCGTCAGCATCTTTGACCGGCTCGTCGTCATCGTCGAGCGCGGCCTCCATCTCTTTGGTGGTCTCGTAGCGCCAGTAGTTATGGCTGATGCAGAGTCCGTACACCTTGGTGTTCTGGTAAGCGCCCTGCACCGTCAAAAACCACGGAATGGTTTTCGTCAGCCGGTACTGCAGCAGCGCGCGGGCGATCTGCGCCGACACCCGCTGCACTTCATTCAGCGGATCTTCGGCCGTCACCAGTACCAACTGCTCGGACGAGAACGCCGCGGTCGCGAGCGCCGCTTCCTGCCCCTTCACGCTGGAGCGGGTCTTCGGCCGGAATACGCGCGAACGCTTGAAGTTCTTGCCGAGAAACGCCGAGCCCGGCGCGTGCTCGTTGCGGAAGTGCGATAGGTTGCGCTCCCACTGATTGGTGATGTTGGTGTCGAGATAGTTGGTCGACGAGGTGTAGATCGTGCGGGCTTTGTTGATCAGCCAGTTGTTGAGATCGGCCGACGCTTTGGTCTTCGGATCCGGCGCCGAGGCCGCCATCCCGTCAGTCGGCGAATCGCCGGGGGTGTCGGCGCTGCGCGCACCGCGGCTTGCTTCGACCGCGGTCATGCCGCCCATGTCGTCCTGCTTCGGCCCGGAATATGTGGTGTCGCCTGCTTGCTTAGCCATTGCCTGACCCTTTGATTGAGTCGCGCAGATCGCGCGGAGCCGCCTCGATCTCGTCCAGCACGCCGGTGGACGCGATCGGCGAGCGGCTCAATCTGCCACGTTCGAGGATCTCACCGCCAACCCGTTTCATCTGCACCGAGAGATCGTTCAGCGTACGGCTGAGCGACAGCCGGTGGCCGTGCGTGGTCGAGACGTCCATGCATTGCACCGTGACGACACCGTTGCGGGCATCGCATTCGATGCGCCACTCGCGCCCCGGGTAGAACTTCAACAGCTCCTGACCGAGTGTGGTCGCGACCCACATCTCGGTTTTCGCCAACGCCGCCTCAATGTCGTCGTCAGGTTGGATGTTGATCGGCGCCAGCGTGGCATCGGTCTGATGCTGGCGAAACGGTACGAGAACTTGCGGGGCTTCCTTCACGGCCATCCGACCACCTCCTCACCACAGTTGCAGCAGTACGTTTCCATTTCAGTGAGATGAAACACTTCGGAGCCGCAGGCGCAGGTCCAGTGCGGCGTGTCGGTACGCACCGGGTGAACCAGCCGGCCACGTAGCAACGTGCAGCTCGGGCACTCCAACCACAGAACGCCAACCGGGCAGACCGCCGCCCACTTGTGTTTGCAAGCAAAGCAGACCGCTTCGCCACCCAGATGCGGATCAGGCCGATGATCGTCGAGTTGAACGACTTCGCGAGTCACGTGCTGCCTCCGCCGGCAATCACCTCGTCCAAGGCGATCGACATGATCTTGAACGCCTTGAATTGCAATGCGCCGATCGCTTCGGCTCGGCTGACCTTGCCGTCGTAATGCCGGCACAGAGCATCCAGCGCATCACAAAACGTAGTGATGGTCAGCTCTTTTGGCGCGAGCTCGACGAGGTTGAGGTCACTCATAGTGCGAGTTGGCAACCGGCAGCAGTGCTTCCTTGTCGATCGTCACCCGATCGATGTAGAGCACCGTCGGCCACATCATCGGCACCAGCAAAAGACCGAACAGTACGGCGACCAGTAGGTGAAAGTATTCCCACGCACCCTCCGGGCTGCGGGTTGTTCTTCCCTTCGACCGTGGGAAGCTGATAAACACGATCGCGCCAAAGAACCACCACACGAACAACAAAAAGAAGTTCATATCTCCCCCTCGGCAATTTCCGGTTCGAAGTTGTCTTCCGGTTCAAACGAGTTCGCGCGCGGATCCCCCAACGGCTCAGCAAAGGTGTGCGCAATCGCATCACCCTCGTCCGGTGAGTCGAGACCGCGACGCTTCATGTCCTGCTTGCGTTCGAGCCGCATCCGCTCTTTGTCATCGAAGCCGTACTCGACACCGACCAGCGACGCGCGCAGTTCGGGATCGTGGTGCGGCAGATCGGCCGGGCCGGCGAGCCAGCCGCGCATGCCGTCCCACATCTCGGCGCGCTTGTTGTAGTACGTCACCTCGTCGTACGGTTTCGAGCCGGCGTTGACGCCGATCACATCGAAACCGAGTTGACGGAGCCGGTCGACGACGCCCGCCCCAACGCCCACTTCGTCCACGAACGTCGCCGCCGGATGCCATTCTTTGATCAACCCGCCAACCATATTGGCGAGCTGCATCGTGTCTAGCTCTCGAAACTTATACAGCTTGTGCAGCTTGCGGCCCTGCCGCACCGCGATCACGCTCTTGTCATCGCCGTAGCGCGCGACATCGACGCCGAGCACGATCGGCATCAGGTAATACGCTTCGTACGGCGTGTCCATCGCGATCGCAAAGTCGACGATATCGGATGAGATGAACTGCAGGTTGCCGACGCGCGGGAACTGCCCTTTGACGCGCACCCTGAAGAAGTCAGAGTCGGCGCCGTAGGCTTTCTCCCACTCGGCGATCTCCTTCTTGTTGGTCATCTTGCAGGTGCGCGAGTCGATCTGCGTCGTATGCCAACGTGCCCGGTCGGACGAGAAACACTCGCGGAAGCGGCCGGTGTTCTTGGTCGGGTTGCCGTACACGAACCACATCGCGCGCGGCGTCGTCATCGCGCCTTCGGACACCTCCCAGATCACATCCGGGATACCCGACGCCTCGTCATAAATCAGTAATACGTGCTGCGCGTGCAGCCCGGCGAACGCTTCCGAGTTGTGCTCGGTGTTCGGAATTGCCGCGCAGAACCATGTTTCCGGATGCTCGACGTGGAAGAACCGCGTTGCGGTCCACTTGAACCAGTGGGTGTTGATCGCGCGTTTGTGCCACAGCGCGAGTTCGCGCCACGTTTTGGTCGAGAGCTGGGTCGTCGTGTTGGCGGTAACGACCCCGTTGAGGTGCGGTCGAGTCGACATCGCCCACAGAATGATCCACGCCGTCTCGGTGCCCTTGCCGATGCCGTGGCCCGACGCGACCGCTTCGCGGATCGTCGTCTCGGGGTCCGCCTTGAACGCATCGCCAACCCGCTGCAGCTGCTCGGCTTGCCATTTGTCCGGCCCGTCGAAATCGGTGAGTTCACCGCTGCCCCACGCAAAGGCGTAATGCACGAAGCCGACGGGATCGTCATAGAACTCGGCGATGTCTTCGGTCAGTCCAGCGTCAAAGTCGGCCTGCCCGATCGGCGTGGGAGCACGCTTGCGCTGGTGGGTTTTGACCCGCCGGGTACGCCGCGGCCCAACGTCATCCATGTCGGCTATTCAAGTGGATCCACCGGATCTTCCGGATCCGGGGTACCCACCGGTACGGGCGCCGGCTTGGGCGCCGCCGGTTTGTTGCGCGCCGCGTGTGCTGCTTCCTTGCGTCGCCGGGCGGCATCCAACTCTTCGGCGTGATTGACCGTGACGGTCTGCTCGATGTCCTGCTGCACCCGATCGCCGTACTTCGCGTAGTTCATCTTCGACATGATCCACTGCCGGGTCTTGACCTTCAGCGCCGAGCGGTTGATCACGTCGAAATTGGTCTTCAGGCCGGTCAGGTCGCGGGACTTATCGTCCGAGATGTCGATGATGTCGTCGACCATGCCCTCGGCCTGAATCTGCCTGGCCTCGTCGTACATCTCGCGGAACGACGGATCGGCGAGCGTCAGCTTGTAGACGTCCTGCTTCTGCACACCGTGGTCGAAACACGCATGGGTGACCGTCTTACCCATCGCGATGTCGAGGCAGATCGACTCGTACGTCTCATACGGCACCTTCGCGCGCAGAAACGTTAGCCGGGCCTCCTCGTACAGCTCGCGTTTGTCCGGATTGATCAGCAAAAACGCCTGCATCGCGATCGAGCCGATGTCGAGCGACGCCAGCGCCACCGTGCGCGGGGTCCCGGCGATGATCATTTCCAGAAAATTCTTGAATTTGCCCTCGGTGATCGATTTTGCGGCCGCTTTGACCTGCGCATCGTCACCGGCAGCCCGTTTTTTGACGCTCGGCATGCTAAAAACCCCACTGTTCCACGTGAAACAGTCTAACCGAACGGGTTGTGCTTGGGTTTTTCGTAAAATCGGCGCCGGCCGAACCGATAAACGGGGTACGGCTGCTCTTTGCCGTCAACCGCGTTCACCAAAGAGCGCATGTTGGTCTGTCGAGTCACCGGTTTGCGGGTTGAAACTGCCATTTTCACTCCATCCCGAGTCCGAAAAAGCGCCGGCTAGGATGCCCAGCCGGCGCAGTGACCTTTGGGGAAGGTCGACGCTCGATGAAACGGCACTGGATCGGGGGGATTGACATGCCGTGACATGCATTCGGGCGGCAGCCCTCGTGCACGGCGAGGTTACACAAACGCTGGGGTCTCGCAAGACGAAAAGGGGCGAGGGCGGGCGGGCCCGGCAGGCGAATGCTCGTTCTGATGGGTCCCCCTTCGGTCGTCAAACCCCTTAGTTCAGTTGTTAGAGCCGGTAAAAGGGGACCCGAAAATTCCAAAAAATTATAAATCTCAGAAAACGAGGTGTCCGCAGACGTGACATGGGACCGCTGCGCGGTCCGGAGTCCCGGTGACCGATCGTCTCAGCCGCCGAGAAAGGGACCCGTTGGCGGCGGCATTGGCCCGGGGGCTCGGCTGCCCAGCAGCTGACAGCCGTCGGCAGTCGCGCCCCTCAGCTCAGTCGTTAGATCGTCGGGATTTGTGTAAACCTAGGTGCCGCGCCTCAGTGAAGTTGTTGGGGTTACACCTCGGTTGCCGGGCCGCCCTGCGGCAGGGGCGCACGGGGTGATTCGGCGCAGCCAGCGCAGATACTGGGCTGCAGCTGACGCGCACCCGAGTAGATCTGTTAGGGGTTATCCGAAGTGCCAGTTGCTCGGAATCCAGTGAATTCATTGATGGACACCTGCAGGCGGTTAGGTATAGTTAGCGAACCACTCGATACCCGAGTGAAGAGGAGATCTGACATGTTCCTGAACCGATTCAACGAGTTGCCGTTCGCTGCGCGCTTCGGCTGCGCCATTGCCGTGTCGCTGGCAGTGCAGTTGGTGAAGCACGCCATTTCCGTGGGCGTCATTGTGTGGAGCGTGCTCTCATGAGCCGCACCGCGTCAGGCAATCCCCGCACCGCTCTGCGGGTGCACCGCAACCTGCACGCCGCCCGAGCCGGCGGTCCGCAATGGGTCTCGACCGTGCGTGGCAAGGTCGCTGCCTACCTGCCCAGCGTGGCGCTGGAGAACGTCACGACCCGAGTGCAGCCCGGTGGCGTGGCTGCCTGCCAACGGTCCGGCGTTCGCTCGGTCGTCGCGTTCTTCGATGGCCACGAGACTGACCCCGTGCACGTCTGGAACCTCGACAGCCCGGCGTGGCAGCGGGTGCAGTTCGACCCGCGCCACGACAGCGCATTCCGCGCCGGGGATCGCATCTTCAACCGCGCCTCGGTCGCATGCCTTTGCGCCGATGGTTCAACGTACGTTCTCAACCCAACGTGGGAGATTTGACATGACCAAAGTCACCATCAAACGCAACGAATTCGACGAGTACGAAGTGCCCACCGCGTTCCGGTTCATCCCCGGGCGCGGTCCGGGGCGCGGGGAAGTGCCGATCGAAAGCGCGATCTACTTCACCAGCGACCGCGATGACGCTATCGCCACCGCGCAGGCTGCCTTCCTGCCCGAGACAATCGTTGTGCTCATCAAGCGCGGCACGTATGTGAAGTGATTGCTGCCCGTGGGCGGTCGCGCGTCGACCGTCCAATGGTGCAATCCGCACTGAACTGGAGATCTGACATGGCTCGCAAACAACTCACCCTCGCCGGCCGCCGCGCTCGCATCCGCCGCACGTGGAAGCACGTCTACATCGAAGTGTTCGCGGCCGATGGGCACATCAGCGACACGTTCGAGTTCAAGGGCACCACGCGCCTCGCAGTGGCCATCAACACCGCGCGGGACTGCCTCGCATGAATCTCACCAACCCCAACCCGGGCGCACCGCTGATCGTCAGCTGCGGCCTCGGCGTTGACTCGGTCGCGGTGCTCGTCGCCTTCAAGGCGGCGGGCATCCGCCCCGATCTGCTGCTGTTCGCTGACACGGGCGGCGAGAAACCCTCGACGTACGCGTACCGTGACAACGTGCTGAACCCGTGGCTCGCGACGTGGGGCTGCCCGGCCGTGCAGACGGTCAAGTACCAGCCCCTCGAATCGACGCCGTACACGACCCTGCAGGGCAACTGCACGGTCAACGAGACACTGCCCAGTGTCGCGTTTGGCCTGCACAGCTGCAGCGTGAAATGGAAGATCGCGCCGCAGGACAACTTCATCCACGGCGTGTCCAAAGGTCCCAACAAGCGTGCTGGGTGGCAACCCGCGCTCGACGCATGGGCGCGTGGCGCTGTGCCGGTCAAGGTGATCGGCTACGACAGCAGCCCGGCTGACCGCAAGCGTGCCGGCAAGGTGCACGGCAAGGTCTACGACACGTCGCGTCCGTACACCTTCTGGTACCCGCTGCAGGACCTCGGTTGGGAGCGCCGCGATTGCATCGCCGCCATCCTCGCTGAGGGGCTGCCAGTGCCCGAGAAGTCTGCCTGCTACTTCTGCCCCAGCTCGAAGGTTTGGGAGCTGTGGTGGCTCGCTGGCGCGCACCCTGAGCTGTTCGTTGACGCCTGCCGGATGGAGTACGGCGCGCTCACCGGCCGGCACTCGCGCTGGGACTCGATCAACTGGGGTGCGTGGGACTCGCACCTCGGCACCGGCAAGGAATTCCCCAGCAAGTCGCACTGCGGGCTGGGGCGTTCGTTCAGCTGGTGCAAATGGGGCTACGACAACGGCGTGATCGATCTCGACCGTTGGGAAGTCATCGCGCCACCCGCTCGCTGCCTTGCTGAGGCAACGCGCCTGCGCGGCTACGACAACGCGGCCGACGTACGCGGGTGCGCAACACTCGAACTTGCAGACGAGCCCGTCGAGGCGCGTCCGCTAGTGTGGGAACAGCCCAAGCCACAGGCTGCCGACCCATGGGCGATTACGTGGCAACAACCCGTTCAACTGGAGATCTGACATGACGATTGAAGCGAAGTTTTACCACTACGACCCCCTTAACCCGGCTCTCGGATACGTGGTCGAGATCAGCGAGACCGGCAATGTGCTGTTGACATCCGCGACCGATCCGGCCAACGGGGCAGACCTGCTTACCCCGAACGACTGTCTGCGCGTGATCTCGCAGTACGTAGTCGCGGAGCAGGGAGACCCCAAGCTGTACACCTTCGACGTCAAACTGCTCGCCACGGTCCGCGTGGTAGCGGCTGACGAGCCCACCGCCCGGGCACAGCTGCGCGACGCCCTCGATTGCGCGGATGCGAACTTTGGCGCGTGGCCAGACGGCAGTCCGATCCTCGCTGAGGCATCGATTGACGGGGACGCTGACCTGATCGAAGTCGAAACCCGGTTCTGAGTTCATCGCATAGCCGGCGGGCTCGGTACGCCGGCTTCACGATGCACTTCGCATCACAACTGGAGATCTGACATGACGATTCACACGTTCGATTCAACCGGCGACGCCTACGACGCCTGCCAGACCAACATCGACATCATCGACGGCGACACGCTCGTGATCCCGTCCGAAGGGGTCGTTGGGCTCTCACACACGTGGCCGGTGGCGATCACGGCCGACGCCGGCCATCTGCACGCCGTGGCACCGGGGTACGCGCTCGACTACGTGGATGCCTACGGTCCGCCGCCGTCTGTGGCGCAGATCCACGCCGCTGTGTGCGAAGCCCAGTCGCGCGGTTACGTGCTCGCCGGCTACACGCTCGACTATCTGGCGCGCTTCCCACTGGACGGCGTGCCGGCTGCCCCTGTGGCCGCACGCCCGGGCCTGTGCTTCACGAT